TGAGGAATTCCATCTTCAATACCTAATGGAATATAATTTTCATACATATAATAAACAGAAATCCTACTTAAATTTTTTATTCTATGCTTGGTAGAAAAAATATTTTCTGGAAACTTTTGAAAAATTTTTTCTTTATGAACAGGACTATGCTTATTTATGAATTTTAAAATTTCATAGTCTATTGGACTTAGTTCAAATTCCGAATGATCTTCAAACATCAAATCTCTCCTTTTAGTTATTTTCTTAAGTGACATTAACATTATAACTTTTTTGAAAGATAAAATCAAACTAGCATAGTACAGATAAAACTAAAATTTTTATAGCTTTCTATAAAATTAAAGCTTTTATCAAATTACAGTACATACTGCTATCTTTTAATTTGACATATTATTCTATATGAGGTATATACTTATATACAGTAATATTATAATTAAAAACAGCAGGGGGAAAGAAATGAGTAGAAATAAAATTACAATTTTTTCTGAAGAAGAATTAAGTGAAATATTAGAAATGAAAATGACTGAATCATTATTTCTTTTTGAAAATAGAATAGCACAGCAAGAATTCTGCAAAGAAAATTTAGAAGAAGAAATTATAAAAATATTAAATAAGGTTTTAGAATCACAAAAGATGACTGAATTAAGTGTCAATGAAGATGGACTTTTTGGAAAAATAAATAAGAATAACCTTGAACTTAATTTACCTTATGAAGGAAAAAGAGAATTATTTAAAGCAAGAGCAAGTCAACAAAAGTTTAATGCACCAGATGTTATAATGGCAGATAAGCACATTGTATATATTATTAAAGATTATAGGAGCAAAGATACAAGGGCTATGAAAATAAATTTTATAAATGCTGTAAAAATGAGAATTGTATTCACAAATAAAGATATAAGAGAGTTTAATAAAAAATTAGAACTTGAATTAAAAACAAAAGCTGAAATAATAAAGCAAGAAATTATGAAAAAAATAGGAACTCTTGAAAATTCAGGAATAAAAATAATAAAATAATCTCAAACCTCAGACTAGCTCTGGGGTTTTTAAATACCTTTCTCCAAAAAAATAAAAAAAGCTTGACTTTTTGGGCGGACTAATTTATTATTAGTGTAAGGACAAAAAGTGAGGTGATGGAATGAGTCCAAGAACTGGTAGACCAAAAGCAGACAATGCCAGAGATAAAAAGCTAAATATTAGGTTGAGGCAAGAAGAATTAGATTTAATTCAAGAGTGTGCTGATAAACTTGATAAAACTAGAACAGATGCAATTATGGAAGGCATAAAACTGCTAAAGGTTGAACTAGATAATAAAAAATAGAGTGTTAATCCACCGACCAAGGATTCTTAACACTCTACAACACCAATCGAAGATTGATAAATCTATTATATCATTTTTTGATTGGAATATCAATAATTGGAGATGATATTTATGGATGAAGTATTAAACTTAAATTTGGAGTTTGATGAAAGAATTGGGTATTTTGTTAGTAGTAGGACTATAGCTGAAGGATTGGGAAAAAGGCATGATCATGTATTAAGGGATTTAGATGAATTGATAAAGGGTATCCCCAAATCTGGGGAAGCCCAAAGATTAATTATACTAAGTTCTTACATTAATAAACAAAATAAACAAGAGTACAGAGAATATAAACTCACAAAAGACGGTTTTACACTTTATATGTTCCATGTACAAGGTTTTACAGACTTCAAAATGGCTTATATCAATAGGTTTAATGAAATGGAAAGTTTTATCAAAGAAGCTCATACCAAATTAAAAGAAATAAAAATTGATAAGAAATTTGACTGGATGGATAAAAGAGTAAGAGATAGATTGGATAGGACAGGCTATATAGAAGATATGATAGCATATCTATATGAGGTACTGGACAAAGAATATGAGAAAATAGAAGGGGAAATTAAATTTAAAAAAGATTCAATAACAAGACTTTTCTATGATTTCAAGACATCAGAAAAATATGATGTTTCAAAAGAAATTTTACCCATCTTAGTAAAAGCAGAGGTAGAAGAAGAATTAGCTGAAAAAATTATAAATTCAGGAATGAGTAATGAAGAAGTTTTAGAAAAAGTAGTAAAAGTTTTAGAGCAAAAGAAACTTACAACTAAAGAATAAAACCAATCCCCTAGTATTTCTACTGGGGGATTTTAATTAATAAAATGCCTTGAAATTTTATGTAGCATGGGGTAAAATTGTACTATGTTAGTTTTATAAAAAGGGGAGAGATTTTATGATTTTTTTGTTTATAGGAATTGCAATCATTTCTTTGATTTTAACTTTGAACTTTAGAGGGAAAATGAAAAAGGTTGAAAAATGGAAAAATGATATGAATTTTAGGTTTAATGGAATAATAGACATGGAAGAAGAACGAATAAAAATAGAGACAGAAATATTTAAATTAAAAACTCAGTTAAAGGAAGAAACGGCAAAAAAAACAATATTAGAAGAAAAAGAATTAAAAATTCAAGAAAATATAGATTTGTTATCAGATGAATATAACTTGTTGGATTTTGGATATTATAAATATAAATATAACTTTGAAAGAAGTGAAGAATATAATGAGAAATTATCTGATGTAAAACAAGAGTTAAAAGATATGATAAAAGATAAAGTAGCAGCGACTTGTGATACAGACTGGCAAGTTCAAGGCTCTAAATCAAAAGGGAAAACTTTAACTAATAATGTATTAAAATTAGCATTAAGAGCTTTTAATGGAGAAAGTGATGCTGCAATAGCTAAAGTTAAATATAACAATATAAAAGTTATGGAAGCTAGAATGATAAAATCTTATGAAAGTATAAATAAAATGGTTTCTTACTTTAATTGCGAGATTAGTTATAAATATATGAAGTTAAAATTAGAAGAACTGTATTTAACACACGAATACTTGAGTAAAGTAGAAGAGGAAAAAGAAGAGCAAAGAAGAATAAAAGAACAAATGAGAGAAGAAGAAAAAGCACAGCGTGAATTTGAAAGAGCTCAATTAGAAGCACAAAAAGATGAAGAAAGAGCACAGAAAGCACTTGAAAAAGCAGAAGAAAAATTAAAAAATGCTCATGGTGCTGAATTAGCTAAATTAAATGAACAAATAGCTAAATTGAAAGAATCACTAGATGAAGCTAAAAGAAATATGGAGAGGGCAAAATCAATGGCTCAAATGACTAAGTCAGGATATGTTTATGTGATATCAAATGTAGGAAGTTTTGGTGATGATGTCTATAAAATAGGTATGACAAGAAGACTAGAACCAATGGATAGAGTGAGAGAATTAGGAAATGCTTCAGTTCCATTTAACTTCGATGTTCATGCAATGATTTATACAGAAAATGCTCCAGAACTAGAAAATACTCTACATAAAGAATTTTATAACAATAGAGTAAATAAGGTTAATGATAAGAGAGAGTTTTTTAAAATTGACTTGAATAAAATAAAGGAAGCAGCTCAAAAACATAAAGCAGATGTAAAATTTACTATGATAGCTGAAGCAGAACAATATAGAAGAACTGTAGCTATGGAAAAAGAAATGGGATTAAAACAATAAAAAGGAGAATTTTATATGGGAAATGAAGACTACAACGTTCTTAAATATATTCTTTGGGGTTTCGCTGCGTTTTTACTTATTATAGGAAAAATTGTAATGAATATGACAAAAGACAATACTCCAAAAGTTACCAAAGTTAATACAGATCCAATGAATAACTATCAAAATGATAAATTCTATGATCTTAAAAATGGAGGGATATTTGAATCTTCCATAAAGATTGGAAACTATTTCAAATATGATAAGATTAATCAAAAAATAATGCTTATATATAGCTATTACAGAGCAGATAAAAAGAAATATGCTGTGTATAATTTAAGTGATATTTTGGAATTTGAATACATCGAAGATGGAACTTCACAAGTCAAAGGAGAGCTAGGTAGTGCTCTAGTTGGTGGAGCATTATTTGGTGGAGTTGGTGCTATTGTAGGTGGAGTAACAGGAACAAAAAATACAAAAAAAGTTGTTAATGAAATGAAGATAAAATTTGTGATTAAAGGTGACATACCAACTGTTGATTATCTTAGTATTAAAAGTGCCCCATCTGTAAAAAGTGATAGTCAACAATACAGAACATATATCAAACAGCTTCATGAAATATTGGCAATATTAAATTATGCAACACCTAAAGAGTAATCTAGAGCAAAACATGGATAAGGAGTAAATTATGAAATTTAAAGTTAAAGTAGATTTAAGTATGATGGAAATATTTATGAATATACTAGCTATAGTATTTGGTTTTGGTATTTTAGGCTTCTTTATTTCTGCCGTGATAGATACATGGGTAGGTTATAATATGGCAGAATTATTTTTGGGATTTTATGCTATTGTATTAGTGGCTTTAGTAATAGCGTATACTTTAAAAGCAGTTCTTAATAGTGCAGCTTTTGGAAGTTCAAATGAAGAAACCAAAACAGAAAAACTTTTAAAAGAAGTGTTAGAAGAACTTAGAGAATTGAAAAACAATCAAAATAAATAACAATAGAATAATTTTATTTTATCCCTCAGTATTCAATTGCTGGGGGATTTTTTTATACAAAAATTTAAAAAAGGAGGAGTTATGGCTGGTAAAATAGCAGGAATATATTATGAAGTTGATTACAAAATAAATCCACAAGGCTTTAATAAAGCTAATGATAACATAAAAAGAATTGATAATAATGCCAAAGGAGCAGCCAATCAAATCGGATCTTTGGATAAAGGAATGGTAAGTCTAATAGGAAAAACTGCTGGAATAGTAAGTGTTGGATACGCCTTTAAAAAAGCATCTGACATGATAGGTCAATCAGTAGTAGCTTATAAAGATTTTGATGATTCTTTAAGAAAAACAGGCTCTAAATTAAATTTAACCGATGCAGAGATGAAAAGCCTTGCTAATTCAACAAGAAGCGTAGCTTTAGAGTTTAATTCTACAGGTAAAGCAGTTTCAGATGCTCAAGAATTTCTAGCGTTAGCTGGATATAATTTAGAAGAAATTCAAGCAGCTAGTGGAAGTGTTGTAGCAGCTCAAAAAGCAACAGGGGAATCTATGCAACTTGTATCAGACATAGCTACTGATACAAGTTCAGCTTATGGTTATATGGCTGATGAATTGGATTTTGTAACAGATAGAATGGTATATACAACAACAGCTTTCAATACTAACTTTGCACAAATGGGTGATGCTATGAAATATGTTGCACCAGTAGCGAAAAGTGCAGGATTAGAGTTTGCAGATTTAAACGCTTACATAGGAGTTGCAGCTAACAGTGGTATAAAAGCAAGTCAAGCAGGAACAGCATTAAGAGCCATGTTTTTAAGAATACAAGCTCCATCAGTAAGGGCACAGAAGCAGTTAAGAAAGTACAATATTCAATTATATGATAGCAAAGGTAAATTTATCGGTGTAAATAATGCCATGTCTTTAATGGAAAAGAAAATGGGAAAAATGACAGAAAAACAAAAAGCATTTTTCATGCAACAAGTTTTTGGAACAGAAGCAATGTCAACAGCAAACATTATATTCAAAGAAGGAATTGATAATGTTGTGGCTTATGGTGATGCAATAGATGGAGCTAATGGGAAAACAAGCCAAATGGCTAAATATATGGAAGCTGGTATAGGTGGAATGATACGCTCTCTTGATAGTCAAAAAGATTCAATAAAGTTAACATTGGGTCAAGCCTTTGAACCTGTAGCTTGGGAATTTGTAAAAGTATTAAGAGATGGAGCTAAGGACTTTAATGATTTTTTAGAAAACTCTGAAGGGTTAAAAAATATAATTAGAGTTGCAACAGGACTTGTAGAAGTATTAGAAGGCATTAAATGGATAGGGCAAAACATTGATAACATAATAGAAGGGTTGAATTTGGGGCCAACATTCAAAGTCTTAAAAGGGGCAAATAATTTATGGCAAGAGTATATCAATCCTATATCCACCCCCATTAATTTTTTATCAAAAAGAGGTGAAAATAGATTATCTCTTCAAGCCATAGACAGAAGATGGATGAGAGAAGGCACTGATATTTTAAATGGTGATTCTAAAGCAGCAGGTAATTATGTCAGGGAAAATTTTGGAATAAAAACATCAGGAGAAATGAATTTTCTAGGAAGTAAAAGTGGAGATATTCAAGATTATCTAAAAGAAAGAGGATTTTTACTTAATGAAGACACTATGGTTTTACCTATAAACAGAGCTACAGCTACTGAAGAGCAAATTCAAGAAGCTACTAAAAAATATATGGTAGATCAATTGACTGCTCCAAAACTTGAATTAAAAATAGAAATAAATGGTGGCATCTTCAATAATGAACAGGGTATAAATCAGCTAGCTGATGCTTTAGAAGAAAGATTTCAGAAGACAATAGATACCAACTGGAATAAAAAACTTTCACTAGAAGATTTATTAATTAATGGGAGGTAATACATGGTAAAAATCAAAGATACTATATTCTATAATTCAGCAATAGCACCATCTTTTACCTCATATTCTCCTAGTGAAATAATGGAAGATAAGACAGTAGCAACAGATAACAATACTCTTAATCCTGTAGAATTTAACTTTGAAATTTATTATAAGATACAAACAGAGGGAGAAGATCCAAGGGAGAAAAGAAAAATCCTTGAAGATTTATTTTACAGTCCAGAAAACCTTGTAACAGTGGAAGATTTACAAGAAGGAATAATATATGAAAATATGATGTTGCAAAGATTAACAGACTGGGAAACATTTGAAGATGGATTTATAGTTAAGGTTGGATTTAAACAAGCCCTATTGACCCAAAAAGCAGAGGCAGGACAGACAGTCGAAGCTAAACAGCAAAGAAATATAAAATATGTAGAAAAGCCATTAAAAACTGTTACAGTAGGTTCAGCTTTTCTTCCTGATATGACATTAGGAGCATTAGATGACATGGGAATAAAACCAGATACAAATGGACTATTTAATCTTGGATGTCTTGATTTTGGGAATTTAGAGAATATAAAAAATAATATTTCAGAAAACATATTAACACCATTAGGAAATAATTTTTTAAACTTTAGTGTCTTAGTAGATGGAACTTTAGAAATTTTAGATGGAGCAGGACAATATTTAGCAGCAGGTCAAAACCTCTTAGGAAATGTAGAACTGTTAGCAAATATGATACCTGGTGTAGATTTTAGTTTAAAACTACTCCCAATGACAGAAAAGGCTATTGATGCTTACTTTGATATATTTAGCTTAGGTAAAGACTGGCAGATGGTAGTAGGAGAAATAAAAGGAGGGTTAGAACAGCTTGGTAACTAATTTTATTCCAGATGTAGAAATAAGAATAAATGATAAAGTATATACAAATTTTAACAATACAATAAGTTTTTCTGTAAGAAGAAACTCCAAAACTGAATCTAATACCGCTTTAGTAAATATAAGCTTTTTAACTAAAGAGACTAAATCTATGCTTATAAAATTAGCTGATGTTCCTGAAGGTAAATCAGCAGCTAAAATCACTATTATGGCAGGATATAAAACAGATGCAAAAGGGATAATCTTTTATGGAGAAATAGATAAAGCTGAAGAAAACAGTAGTGATGGAGTAGAACTAACTTGTACTGAAGGAAATAGAGGCTGGTCAAGTGAAATAGTAAATAAAAATTATGCTCCTGGAACTCCATTAAAAGAGATAGTAAAAAATATAATGGTATCTAGTAGCTTTGGATTAGGAGTTATAAATTGTAAAGACTATGTATATACTAGAGGATTTAATGCACAAGGGTCTTTAAAGTCTGAACTGACTAAACTAGCTTTACAGGTAAATGCACAAGTTTCAATTAATAAAAATAAGATCTTCTTTGTAAAGAAAGGATATCAAAATCTTACAACAGAGATATCAGCAGATACAGGACTTAAAAGTATAAGAAAGACTAAGAAGGGATATATCTTTGTAACTTATTTAAATAATATTTTACAAGAAAATATGAAACTTAAAGTAAAAAAACATGATGGAGAAATAATAGAAACTACAATAACAGCAGTTGGTCATTACTACAGCAGATTAAAATTTGAAACTGAAATAGAGTGCTTCAACTATGATGTAGATGAGGATGATTATTATGACTAATAAAAATGAAAGTAATCCTACAACTTTAAATGAAATATTGGATAATTGGCAAGCTGTAACATTGAATAATATACATACAACTATACCAGGAACTATATTATCATTTGATCCAGTTAAAATGGAGGCTTCTGTTTTACCACTGGCTAGACCAGTTATAGCAGGACAAGAAGTTCAGCCACAGCCAATAGATAGATGTCCTGTATGCTTCTTAAATGATTCTACTTTTGCAATAAGGCATCCATTACAAAAAGGAGACCTAGTAGTAATAGGCTTTTCTGAAGTAAGCTTAGAGAAAATATTAACTACAAAGAAGCCAGAAAGTGTAACTAAAAATGGAAAGTTTAATATGAGTGATGGGATAATAATTGGAACTATAGATGGAGAATACGACAATATGCCTTCTGATAATGCTGGGGATCTATTAATAATAAATAAGAAAACAGGGCATAAAATAATTTTTAAATCTGATGGAAGCATAGACACTACAGTTGAAGTTATAACAGCTCTAAATGCTACCTCTATAAAAGCACCTAATGCTGTAATAGAATGTAAAAAAGTTATAGCATCTGAAAAAGTAGAAGCTCCAATAGTGCATGGAAAAGAAGATGTAATTATTGAAGAAATATCTGGAAAAAATCATACACATAGTTATAGACCAGGTGACGGAAGCCCTATTAACACAGGAGCTCCAAGTAAAAATTAAAGAGGTGAGAAATGGCATTAAAATTAAATTTAGATACAAGAGATTTAGAATTTAATAATTCCATGCACCTTAAAATAGCAGATAAAACAGAAGATGTTCAGCAAAGACTGATACTTAAAACTGAATTAATAAAAGGTGAATGGTATTTAGATAAAAATGAAGGTATTCCCTGGAAAGAAATATTTTCAGAAACAGGAGAAGATCAAGTGAAAATGGCAAGAACAGCTATAAGAAATATGTTAAATAATGATAAAGGGGTAGTTGAAATAAAGGAATTAAATGTCTGGCAAGACTTAAAAACAAATATTTTGAATATAAACTTTAAAGTTATGGCAACAGATAGCAATGAATATACTATAGAAGTGAGTAAAAGGGGGTAGTGATGCAATTTGGAGTTACAGAACAAGGATTTGTATTAAAAACCTATTCAGATATACTCAAAAGTATAGAAGAGAATTTAAAAACAAAGTTTGGTCAAGAATGGGAATTAAATCTTTATTCTCCAGAAGGTGCAATGTTGATGATAATATCAGACGAATTATCTAAAGCATGGGAAGGAGCAAAACAAGCATATTTTTCAGCTTATTTAGATTCATCAACTGGTATACAGCTAGATTATCATGGAAAAGATGAAGAGCCACCAGTTCCAAGAAGCCAAGGGAATTATTCTGTTACTACTCTTGAGTTTATAACAGATAGAGAAATGAGCATTCCCAAAAATACATTAGTTAAAAAAAGAGATACAGAATTTACTTATATAACTACTCAAAACTTAATAATTGATAGTTCTTTTAAAGGACAAGTTCAAGCTATAGCAACAGAATATGGAAGTGATCATAATTCTATAATTGGAGAGATAACAGAGCTTGTTAATAATATAGTAGGTGTTGTATCAGTTTCTAACATAACTCCAGCTACTGGTGGAGATGGAATAGAAAGTGATATTTATTATAGAGAAAGAATTAGATCCAATAAAAAAAGCAAGGGCGGATCTACCGTTGACACGATAACAACAGAACTTTTAAAACTAACAGGAATAAATAATGTTTTAGTTTTAGAAAATACAAAAGATGTTACTGATCCAAATGGAATAGAGCCAGGGCATATAAGAGTTTATATAGATGGGGTAGATTCAGAAGAAGTAGCAAAAACTCTCCATAAATACAAATCTGCTGGAATAGAAAGTGAGGGAGATAGAATATATGAAGTTGAAAATTCAGGAGGTCAACTTGTAACAGAAAGATTCTACATGATGACCAAGAGAGAATTTTATGTAAAAATAAATATAACCAATACTGCTGTTACAGGAGCTGTTACTGAACAATTAAAAACAGATATAAAAAATGTAATTATAGAGTATATAGAATCAATTCAAAGAGGAGGAATGAAAAATCAAGTAAGGAGAATAGTAGTTAACCAAATAGAATCAAGAGCTTATAGCACTTCAAACGATATTTTGGAATTAAATGCTACTGTTGGACTTTCTGAACACCCTGTTGGAACTGCAAATGTAGATATACCAATAGGAGAATATTATTACTGTGATGCAGACACAATAGAGGTGATAGGATAATGCCAGTAAATGATATATTGAAACATTTAAAAGAAGGAGAATTAGCCTATAGGTTGCCATCTTCATATAATATTGACAACAATATAATATCTGCGATTATGGATTCTGTAACATTAGAACTAAATGAACTTTTTAAAGCTATAGAAGATACTGAAAAAGTAAAAGATATTGATTTTATTTTTGGCAAATCTCTTGATTATTATGGTGATGATTATGAGGAATATAGACAAGGAGATAATGATATTGATTATTTAAATAGAATAAAAAGTTTAATGTTGGCATATGGTAGTTTAGGAGACCAAGATACAATTATAAGAGGTTTATCTGGATATTTTGGCTTTCCTGAATCTTTGCTTCAAATAAATAATGCTGGAACTAGAAAAATTGAAATAGTTTATCCAACAGAATTGAATGAAGATAATATGGAAAAAATTCTTTTAAGATTAAAAGCTGCTGGAATAAGATACGAGCTTACAAAGGATCAATATTGGGAAGATTTTACATATGAACAATTAGAAGAAAAAACATATGAAGAACTAGAAAAATTAAGATATGAAAGAGGTGAACTAAATGCAAGGAGTATTTACAAAATTTCTTCAACTTTGGATTCCAAATAAAACAGATAAAGGAACTGTAGTAACAGATGTTTTTGAGCCTAACTTCACAAAGTTAGATCAATACGCCGAAACAACTAATGAAACTTTAACAAATTTAAACAACAATAAGTTAGACAAAGGAACTTATATTGGGAAAGCAGATGATCTAGACAAAGCTAAACTAGACAAAGGTACTTACACAAAAAAAGCAAGTGATCTTGACAATGACAAATATGATAAAACAGGTGGAAAACTTACTGGAACAGTAAATATAGATACAACACCAGGACTAAATCTTTCAAGGGTGGAGTTTTATACTGGGGGAGTTCAAAAGGGTTATGTTGGGAGAATAGAAGATACAACAAAACCTTATGTAGGATTCCATAACTACATATCAGGAAAATATTTAAGAACCTTTGATGATGGTTCAACAGAAATAGGAGCT